TAAGCCTTTTCCATAAATCATTTCGCTAATACCATTTATAATAGCATTGTTTGTAGGACTTCCGTTGTATCGGTCTATCAAATAAGCAAAATAATTATTATCTGCACCATAGCTTACCCATTCTTTATTAGATTTCTCTACTATCTCTGGACTTGTATAAGTGCTTAAATTAACTACTCTTAAATCGTTCATAATATAATGTAATCGTTATCATAGCTATTCTCTGTAGTGTATTCTCCACTATTTACAGAATAGTAATCATTGTTTGTTTGGTTTACAGTTTGATCTGTGCAAAACACTTTGTCTTTATATATAACCGTATTACCATTTTTTATTTCAAGCATATAAAAATCACCTTCAGTTAATGTACCAAAAGCTGCTACAAATGTCATATAATTACGATCAGTTGATGCAGTAGGTGTTAAGTTTACATTTGTTCCTGTACTTTCGCTTGTAAGATTTACAGTAATTGTACCATCAATAAATTGACGAGGTATAACTTTAAAAGTTTTATTTCCGTTTGTACCTATTAACTTCATAATAATATATAAACAAAAATTAAATATTTTGTATAGTTTACAAATAAAAAAAGCCTCTCTAAAAAGAAAGGCTAATTTTAAATATAAATAAACTACTAAGCTGGGTCTATTGAAGTAGTAGCACTTACATCTGGTACAGTACAGAAGAACGGAGGAAATACCTCAGTTGCAACAGCAGTTAATGTAAATCCTTGTAAATCTCCAGGAGCAGCTCCACTTACAATTGTACCTCCAGTAATTTCAGCACCATTGTCTTTACCTACTAATAAGTACTTAGTAACTCCAGCACCGTTAGGATATAATTCCACAACGTAATGTGCTCTACCTCTATTAAGAAGTTTAATCTCTTCTTGTGTTGCTACGTCTAATATTTGAAAAGTAACATTTAATGTACTTTCGTAAAATGTAGTTCCATTTTCTCTAGAACTTGTAACAGTAGTTTCAAGAGATGACTGACCTCCTTTTACTTCGAACTTAAAGAACTCAGCAGAAGCATCAGTTGGTAAGGTTATAGTTCCACTTGAATCACTTAAAGCAGCAATAGCAGAGCTATAATCTAAGATGTAAATATTTTTAATTCCAGCAAAGGCAGTCTTACATCCAACTCCTCTACCTTTTGTTATTGCACATGACATATTTAATTTGTTTTAATAAAAAAGGGTAGGCAGTTTTTGCCCACCCTCTTTATGTTAGTTAATTTGATTATTAAGCGTAATATACGATATCAGAACCGATTCCAGTTTGAACACCAGCAGTATATCTCATTACAACTCTTACGTTTTGAGATCCATCGATGTCAGCCATATCGATAACTTTCACTTCGTTTCTGTCGTTTAATAGACCAGTTCCAAAGAATAAGTTAGACTTCTGAGCTAATACAGCTTTGTTATCTCCTAAACCTTGAGCTACAAATACATTGATACCTTCGAAAGTTAAAGCACCTCCGTTATACCAAGTAGTACCTTTGTTATCAACACCATTAGCGCCTATGTTAGTAGCAAAACCACCTAAAGCACGAATGTAAGCTCTTGCCATATTGTTAGAAACGTAAAGAGTTAAATCTTCTTTTCCTAATACAGCAGCATTAGCAGCATCTACGATTTTTCCCATTTCTTCGATAACGTTAGAAGAAGTTACTGTAGTTCCTGTTACGTCTACAACAGTTGCATCTCCAGCTAAAAGAGTAGAGAAACCATCAAAGTTTCCTTCTCCAGCAGAACCACTCCAAATAGAGTTTTCTGTTGCTTGAGCTACTTCAGCAGCTACTCTTGAAATAACGTAATCAGAGAATAATGGAGGTAGGCTGTCAAAAGCTGAGAATCCCATTTGAGCAGCTTCCCAGTCAGAATGTAATTCTTTTTTACAGATTTGTAAATTTACTTGTAACTCAGTTGGAGTTAAAATTTTCTCCTGTAAGTTCATTGTTGATGTAGCATCATCAAAACCACAATCAGCAGAACGAACCAAGTTTGTAAAAGTTCCTGTTTTCATAGCAGCTTTATACTTGATGTTAGGCAAGATTGTTATAGCTCCAGCATCTAATGTTGAAGCAGATAGTAGGGCAGCACCTAAGTACTTCCCTGCAAATTCTCCAGCATAACTTGATGGAGTTGGTGAAAAAGTTGGGTTTGGCATTTTATTTAATTTTTAGTTGTTAATTATTTTATTCATTACTCTGTCAAGTGTGCTTAATTTTCTTTTTGTAGCAAACTTGAAATTATTTTTTACAGTTTTAGCTTCTGGGTTAGGTTTAATTGGTTCAGCAGCTGGCTCACTTAATTCTACTTCAACTTCCTCAGGCACTTCGCTTAATTCTGTTTTTTCGTGTTTAGCAAGTTCTTCTGTCATTAAGTTACCTAATTCATCAGCACTCATTTCTTCTTTTGGCTCTAACATAGCTTTGATTTCTTCAATCATTTCTTTTACTTCTGCTAGTTCCTCTTTAGTAGCATATCCCATTTCTTCTTTTTCTTCTTCTTCTTTTGCTTCTACTTCTTCTTCTGGTTTTTCTTCTTCTCCAGCTTCTTTAATTTCAGCAATAAGACCTTCTTCTGCTACGGTTAGAATACGACCATCTTCCATTTCGTATTCTCCTACTGGTACAGCTACTTTCTCATCTTCTGTAACGATAAAGATTTCTTTACCAGACTCAAATGATTCTGCTTCTAAAACAGCACCATTTTCAAGTTTCATTTGTTCTAACTTAACTTCTTCGGATAAGTTTAGAACATCTTTGATTTTACTAATCATATCATTTGTGTTCATATTAATATATAAGGGTTAAAAATTAATTTTGTATTTTCATTTATACTTTTCCTATTCCTTGTGCTTGTATACTACCATCACAACACTTAATTGAGTATGTATCTTTGTCTCTACATAAACAACCTCTTCTCCCACCTTTAGGACTTGTTTTACTTGGTGTTATAAATTTCTTAATTAGCTTTCTCATTTTATTGGTATACAATTAGGTACTAATCTTCCATTTTTCATTTTCATTCCATATTGTTCGTAACCGTCATGACATGGAGCTTTTAAATCTATTAAGTCTAATTCTTTTAATTTACTTTCAGCCCAACGTTTTCCAGCTTTACCACCCCATAATAAAAAAGATATAGTACCACAAGCTTTACTGTCTCCTTCGTCATAATAAGCTTCTGCTCTAGACAAATACGAGTACATACGCATAATAGTTTTTTCTGTTATAGCTTTACCTTGTGCTAATTGTTGTGCTCTTACTTTTCCTACTTGTGTAGCACATTTATTATTAACCTTTTTATTAAGTTCTAATCCACGTTTAGCATTATTTTTTACAGCAGCAGGGTAATCAGAGTATGATTCTAAATCTATTTGTTCGTCTTTTAAAATAGCTTTTACTTCGTTTAATAAATATTCAGCTTCACCTTGTTCGATATCCTGTAGTACTTTATCACTACTAAAATCTTTTATTGCTTCTTTAGGACGATCCATTTTATCTGCAAAATATCCTTCAATAGAAAAACCTTTAACTTTACCTGTTTTAACAAACTCATCCCAAATTTTATCGTTGTTAACTTTTACAGCACCTACCCAAGTTCCTAAGGGAAGGTTCATGCCATACTTAACTGATTTATCATGTACTTTATCTTCTACAATCCAAGATTCAACCAGGCTCAACCCGTTTATTTGATATTGATGTTCTAATGTTGAATTGTTTTGTTTACCTTGCATTAAATACATTTGAGAGGCTTTTAAGACAGTATCTTTAGAAAAATATATATAATACTCATCTTCTCCGTTTCGTCTGTATATAGGCTTATTTGGGATTAATAAAGCACCCATTAATATACGTTTCTCTTTATCTACCTCAGCAAGTTTAAATTCTTGTGATTTTAGTGCAATAAAATCTTCTTCTATTGCTGGGTTTTCTACTACTGATATAGCTTCTATCCCTATCTCTTGTTCTTCGTCTAAAATAAGTTCTACTATTCTCATAATAATATATAATAGTTTTTAATTTTTTTTGTTTTTATCCTAATGTAGCACCTTCTACAATGTTGTTTTCTAAGCTTTGTGCTGTTGTTATATCATTAGCAACTACATAAGCTTGTACCGGCTGTTGTGTTTGACCACCTATAGCATCTGCTAATTGACTTGTTTCAGTAGCACCTACAATATTAAATGATGGAGGAGCAGGTAATGCAGGAGTGGATTCTCCACCACTACTTGTAACACCACCAACAGAAGGCTTTGGTACTTTTGTACTTAATATAGTTTTAACGTTAACTAAACCTGTTGCAATAATAGCTATAGCTTGAGCAATACCAGCAAATCCACCTTGAGCCAATGCTTTATTTGCACCTACATAAGTATCTATTGTAGCAGAAGCAACACCTAAAGCTTTATCAGCAGCAGTACCTTCTCCAGCTACAGAAGCTAACTGACCAATAGCACCACTTACTTGCTCTGCATTTTTTATTTTAGCATCTTTTACTTGTCTATCTAATTGAGCATCTGTTTGTCTTGATTGTTCCATAAACTGGTCAAGAGCTATTTGTGCATCTATCTTAGCTTGTGTTCCAGCATTAGCATTATCTACAATAGCTTGTAATCTTGCTTGTTCTTGCTGTTGTTCTAAATCATTTATTTCTTTTAACTTTTCTAACCTTGCTAATTCATTAGTGATTTCTTCTGCATTAAACCTTTCTCTTTCTATTGCAAGTTGGCTTTCACTTTCTAACTTACTATTAATTAATTCTACTTCTTCTTTATCTAAAGCTAAATCATTTGCTTTTTGTTCTGACCTAAAACCTTCTATTTGTGCTAAAACACCTTGTTTATTTGCTAAAGCTTCTGTAAGAGCTACTTGATTTTCTATAGATTTGTTTTTAGCTAACTCTGCTTGAGCAGACTTTATTTGCATATTAGCTTGAGCTAACATAGCCTGTTCTTGTTGTTCTAATACTTCTAATAATTGGTCATTAGCTTTTCTACGTTCTTCTATACTATTACGTTCCTCATCTCTTATTTGCCTTAGTTGCTCTGCTTGTATGTCATATTTTTCTACAAGTAGTGATTGTTCTGCTGCTGCTAACTTAGCTGCATTTGCAAGGTTTACATTTTCTTTAGCTGATTTAATTGTTTCTTTTATGTAACCTTTTATTGCATCTTTATTTTTGTTTACAAACTCAACACCCTTATCAAAAGTGTCATTAACACCAGTAATAACGTCGATACTTTCTTTACCAGCAGCTTTAACATCTTCTAATGCACCTTTAAAATCTCCACTAAATACTTTTTTAACTGCACTTGATAAAAACCCTAAAACATCTAAAGCACTTTTTAATCTTTCAATAATATTAGCCTTAATAGCTTTACCAAAACTTTTTATACTTTCAACAGGGTTTTCAAATATAGCTTTGAAAAAATCTACAACTTGACCAGCATTGTCTACTACAAAAGTAACAAAATCATTAAATGCAATACTTATAGCTTCAAATACTGTATTAAAACTATCTAAAACTGTTTGGTTTTGCATAAAAACTTCTCCAAGTTTTCTGGCTGCTGCAACAAATAAACCAATACCAGTTGCTTTTATAGCTATCCCTAAGCCTCTAAAACCTTTAGAAATTCTTCCTACACCACTTTCCGTATTTTTAGAAGTTTTACTTATATCTTCTAAACCTTCTTCTGTTGTTTTACTAAACTTATTAAAACTTTCATTTAACTCTTTAATAGCATCAGCAAGTTTATCAAAGCCTTGTTCTGCACCTTTAGTGTTAGTTTTAATTTCTATTGTTTTTTCTATTGCCATTGTATTTCCTGTTTAAGTGCTTTATATCCTTCTTTTATAGTTAATGGTAGTTTATATTTACCTTGTGCTATACGGATGTTTTCTGTTTCTCCGTTTGCGTATTTTAAAAGTTCTAATATATTCTTTATCATAATGTTGTTTCAAATGTATTAGTTATTTCTGCATCAAAATTAGTATAAGATGCTTGAACACCTAGCTTGTAAGTTATACCACTTGTTAATGGTGTAAACTTATGAGTAGTGCCTGTTATTGTTGTTATGTAAACATCATCAATGTAAACCTTATATCCTACAACTCCACTTATTGCAGTCCAACTTAATGTAATAAATGTTGTGCTTATAACATCTACTGTTGGTGCTGCTAATCTTGGTGCATTAGGATTTGTACCACTCTCTAATTGACTTACACTAAATAAATCATTAATTAGTTCTAAATCACTTTTATTAGTTAATAGGTTTGTTTTTATACTATTTATTCTATAGCTTTTACCAGATATTATAAACCTATCGTTTAACTTATACTTTAGTAATATATGTAAAGGTAAATAAGCACTTACTTTTAACTTTCTTCCTTTAACATCAAAAATGCTTTGTATGTAATCTAGATAATATTTACTAAATAAATTTTGTCCTACTATTTCGTGAAAAAACTCATCTTGTTCTTCCCCAAAATTTAATGAGGTATCTCCAGAAGTATTGTCAAATATTTGTGATGGTCTTTTATAATTAGTTAAAGTTGTATTACCTCCACCAGGTAAATTATGCCAAATAATCTTACCATCTGGATCTGTATTCTTTATGTATAATAACAAAGGTTTACCTATTGTTGGATTGTTATCTTTATCAAGCATTGATCCTTGACAAACATTAGTTAAAGTTGTTCCATTAGTTAAGTACAATCTTTCATACATCATTTTTTCAAAATCAACTTCTACTTTATAATCACCACCATCATATTGATCATTACCATAACTTTCTTCTGAAAATGGATAACCTTGTAATTCTTCTGAAAATTGTATTAATTGTGTTTCTTTGCTTTTAAAATTAAAAGACATGTTTTTATATTGAAGTAATTTACCTACATCACTTTTAGACATATCAACATATTTAGTAATGTCGTATCTTTTACCAGCATTATAAAAATCATTTAGTGTTTCTACCTGTAAAACTCCATTATCTTTATACACTGTTAAGTTAAACATCTTAAACAAGTTTATTAAAAAGTCAAACACTTTCATTTTAGGCATATTATCGCCAACTCTAAATGTATTTGTAACATCATTTGTGTCTGCTTCATAAACACCAGTAGATACAGTTGTCCAAGGTGTTCCAGCCCAAAAACCATCTCTTTGTTGAAGTGATACTGTTAAGCCTTGTACCATAGTAAAAGTATTAGTACTTGAAACAGTAAATGGTATGTTTAGAGGATTTGGTGTAAATCCAAAAATATTACCTACACTAATATTAAATGTT